TGTTTCGAGGGGAAATTCCTCGAAGACAATGTACGCCACTCCGCGATACGCCGGTACGTTCCCAGTGCCTTCCTTGGCCTCCATCAAGGAGTCCGGGGCCTGTGTCGTAGTTCCAGTATACAGTCTATATGTATACTGAGATAAATCTATCTCCTTGCCATCCGCCCAGATGCGTCCGATGCCGCTGATCTCTCCTTCGCAGATACCAATCGCGAAGTTAGCGTAATACGAATACTTCGTGTAGGTGCTGCCGCTGCCACCTCCGCCGCCACCTCCGCCTTTGCCTCCGCCGCCACCGCCGCTGCTCTCCTGGGTCTGCACCTCGTGCATGTTGGTAGCCCAGATGATCTGCCCGCTCAGCCGCGCCCGCCCATACAGGCGGTTGACATATGAGCCTTCGGAGGAGCCGGTGACTCGCAAATCCGAAAGGCGCGGCCCCTCCTGCGGGGCACTCTGACCACTGGAACCGAATAGCTTGTTATCGATCCATGCGCCTGCCACACCGAGGCCTATCTGCGCAACGGCCAGCGACACGCCCAAGCCTTCGGCGACCATTGGAGCCAGAGCTACCAGGGCAAGCGTTGCCATTTATTCCCCCGATACGACAACAACTACTACGCTATTGGACCTTCAGCGGGAACATGAAGGCGCCCGCTGCGTGGCGTAGCCACCAGTCTCCCAGATGCACTTCGCAAGTCGCGGCCCCCTGTGCCGCGTGCACCATGCGTCCTCCTCCCGTCAGAACAGCCGAGTGCTTAGCGTTGTAGCCATCCCGATACCGGAACAGCATGACATCCCCGGCTCCGGCAGCCTCTATTGGCACCTCGATCAGGTGGCGCCGCGCTGCCAGCAGCATTGTCTCCTCATCCTTGGCCTCAGCCCAGTCCCAGGAGTATGGGGGCATCTTTTCTGGATCGTCCCCCACACCGTACAGCTCGCGCCACACGCCTCGGATGAGCCCGAAACAATCGGTGCCCACCCTCTTCAGAGATGCCTGATGATGGTACGGAGTACCAATCCACGAGCGCGCTATATCCACTACGCGCTGTTGCCACGCCAGCTCTTCAGGGGAAAACTTTCTTGTGGGATTGTCCATCGAGATTCGCATCCGATCGCGTTGCGTAGTCAGTAGTGTAGTCCTGTCCTGGCATGTAGGGGAACCCCTGGAAATTGATGAAGTTAGCAAACCTGTCCCTACACGTCACAGGCTGCTTGTCGCAACCTGCTTCAATATTGAAGGTATCCCCAACTACGACCGTACGCGGAGTCTCCTGCCAAATCTCAACCGATATGACTCCTGACCCGTCTACAGTGTGCGATTTGATCTCGATCGCCTTTCCAGAGTTCGCACCACTGGTCCACGTCAGCTTTCCGCGAGTGAAGATATCGGATGCAAACCCTCCTAGCGCCCCAGTCACGGTGAACACGCGCACGTCGATAATGGAGGCTACTGTCCCACTTGAACGCCATGCAGCCAAATTCACACCACACCTAGGAGAACCAAGGTCCACGTCGCAGGAATATTGGTATAGGCGCCCTTTCGTCTGTTGTAGATAGTGCGATAGACCACGCAGCTCCGCCTTGAAGTATGAGGTATACCTTGTTATCTGTCCGACTGTTCCAACCTTGATCAGTACCTTGTCTGTTGGATTGGCCCAGTTGACACGGTATACTGTGATCTGACAGTCATCGTACGCTCCGGCTATTATATCATCCTCTGTTATCCGATCAGAACGGATAGAACCTTCCAAGTCCTGGTTGTCCACATTGAGTCCGATCGACTCGTGCAGCTCAGTGCCATTGAAGCCTGTCAGCGCCTCGTAGGTAACTCCATCCAACACCAAGTCCTTGTCGTGATCAGTGAACCCCATGACCACGCCATCAGCTCGCGCGAACCGATAGCACCAGCACAGCGTCGTCGCGCCGCTGCTCAAATGTGTCTGCATACTTGGGGAGATGATACGGGGCATCAGACTAAACCCTAAGCTCAACAATTGGTATGTTTGGGATAGTTCCGTGTTTGTAGGCTGAGATGTTGATTTCAAGCCTATCCGTATCGAATCGCGCAGGGACATCGAACTCAAACCCAGCAGTCACGATGGTGCTATTCGCAGGAATCTTCCCTGTCAGGAACGTCAACACACCAGTCGTGTAAGCTATCGAGTAGTCTATACCCTCCGACTTTACCGAACCATTCACAGCTACACGGACTGTCCCATTCACAGGCTTTACAATGTTTCTATACCACGGATTTGATCCGCTACCGTAGCGTTTCTTCATCTGAAACACAGAAGTCGTGCCGTCTCCAACCCCTATGTATTGGTCGAATGCTGTTACTGCGTTCTCGGGAGGGCAGGATTTGTAGTCCGTGAAGTCCTTCCAGCGAAACCCATACAGCTTGCCGCGTGTTTGCTCAAAGAACTCGATGACCGAATACAAGTCATTCATCGACTTTACGCCGTACCCAGCGTTGTAGACGCGGCGGCTGTCTGCCCAGCGAGAGTTGCGCTCTTCGTAGCCAGAGCCAAGAGTTACAACCTCGGTCTTGCGCTCGGGACCCGCTGTGCTTCCCTGTGAGATGGCACACGGAAATTGTTGCTCCAGGAATGCCACCTCCGACCCCCATCAACCATCACTACACCTGTTACCCGTTCCTACTACCACGCGCGGTGGCTCTGGTCAGCATGGCTGCCATCTGGGACTCGGACTTTACGAATCCTCCCACATCAGGTGTGGCCACATTGTACGTCACGTTGTACGTGGACCCTCCTCCGCTGCTCCCAAGCATCTGAACACCGAGGGATCCATCAGGCCCTCGACGCAGCGGCATTACCGCTTCCGGCCCGGCTTCTCCCATTACCCCAGTGCGTCCCCCTTGCATTGGAAAGGCGGTAGCTTGATCGAATACGTCACCTTTTGCGAAGAAGGACAGCGGCTGCGTACCAAGAGAGCCACCACTTCCGAACAAGCTGGACCCTCCTGCTCCCCAAATGCTACCCAGCAGAGGGCGCAGGATGTTTGCTTTGATGATCATCGCTACGATGTCCTTCGAGATGGACAGCGCCATCGTCGAGAAGGCCTGAGCGAAATTTTTCGAGTTGAGCTGACCCTTCACGAGCAGATCAGCAAGAGAGTCGCTAAACGATTCCAACCCCTTCTGCATAGCTGCCAGCGGCTTCAACTGCAAGGAAGCCAAATTCAACCCAGCCGCCTGCATTTCCAACACGTTCTTGTATTCGGCGACCTTGGCTTTGATTGCGTCTAGCTGCTCCGCAGTAAGTTTATGAGTCTCTATTAACCTTTTCTCTTCCGCATCCACTGTATTAACTTTACCTGCCGTAGCTACGAGCGCATCCTGATAGTCTAAAAGCGACTTATTCATCTGCTTTAGGGCGTTCCCGGTCTTCGCACCGAACCCTTCCATCTGCGCTTCGGCGGAGTTGATAATGCCAAAATACTTCGACAGATCGCCACCGCGCAGGCCTGCGTCCTCGCGTTTTTTCTCGGAGGCCGCCTTTCTCCGCGCATCCTCTTCTGCCTTGAATGCAGCAGCCTGAGCACGCTGGGCATCCACAATCTGCATGGCCTTAGCGCGCAGCTTCTCCATCTCCTGCGCACTGACACTGGCGTTCGCACCGAGCGCCAGGACATCCCCGGCGAGGCGCTGCATTACCGAAGCTATTTCCTGGTCGTACTTGAACTTCTCGACGCCATCAACACGAAGCCGGGTCAGCGCTCCCTGCGCTTTTGAGGCTTCCTCATCCAGACGACGCCCAGCCGCAGCAACCTTCTCTGCCGTCTGCTCCGCTTCGGAGGCCTGTATTCTAGCTCCTTCCGCTTGCAGAGCATTCAAGCGCTCTTGCACAGCGGCCAAAGTCCCTTCACTGGCCTCCAGCTTGCCAAGTGTCTGCTTCAACCTCTCTAACTCGTCCCGGTATGTGGCGGCCGTCTTGTAGCCTTGCGCACCTGCATACGTAGCAAATGCCCAGTCATAGGCAGGGTTTCCCGCCTTTGCCTGATCCTCTCGCCACTTCTTCTCCATGTCGGCGAGCTTGAACAGGTTCATCTCGGTCTGCGCGATGGCAGTCCTGGTCTCCTGAATCTTAGAGGTCAGGTGATCCATTGAGGTGCGAACCTCGGTCAGCTTGGCGAATGATCCGCCAGCCTGCTGCGCTTCCTCTGTCAGCGCAGTGACCTTGGCAAGCAGTGGATCAACTCCCAGCTCCGCCGCCTTGGCGCCATCGGACATGAGCGCGATGGCACCACCCGCCACCACCGCTACGGCTATCAGCAGACCTAGCTTCGTCTTCAGCGAAGCCACCGCGTTACCTAGGCCTGCCACCACCGTCGCAACGGTCTCGAATTGCTTCAGCACGTTAATGAGCGAGATTGCCGCAATCACACCCATCGCTGTAGCCACGCCGCCTAGAACCGGCACCACGATACGCGCATTGGCTCCGATCCAGTCCAACGCATCAGCTACAGCCTTGAACACGGTCTTTAAGCGATTAGTTATGCCAAACGCCTCATCCATCTTTGAGATCATGATGGAGAAACTGGTAGTGATACGGTTGTTTGCAGTCTGTAGGTTGTCGGATGCTACGTTATCGATATTATAGGTCTGCTTTATCTTCTGGAACCACACACGCAAGAAATCGTCCGTCTTCACCGCGTTACCACGCATAGCAGAGAAGAACTGCGCAAACGTAGCTTCCTGGTTCCCAGTCATCTCCCTGTACGCCATCAGCGCCGTAGAGGTAGCTCCCGGCAGGTAGTTGCCTATCTGTCGGATCAACTCCTTGGCGTGCACGGTTCCCTTAGAGGCCATTTCATCGATGGCCAGCGCTACGCCCTGAATGCCTTGCTGCGTCAGAGCAAACTTGGAAGCAATAGCACCGAAATCGTCCAGGAAGCCGGTGAACTTGGCGTTCGACAGCGAGCCAATCTGAGCTTTCAGGTCCAGGAATGCGCGTGACGACTCCTCGCCTGCCGCCTTCACTTTATCCTTATACTGTTCCCAGGTCATATTCACATCCGGCATGATGTCCTTCAATGCCAGATCGTCATTCATCTCCTTCAGAGCCACCTTCATACGTGCAATTGGCTTCGATAGTCCCTCGATCGACATACCGTATTTCTGCATCTTGTCGATCAAGTCCGTATACGCCTGACGTCCTACTGCCAAAGTGTCAGCAATAGACGTATGCATCGTTCTGACAGTACCAAGTGTCAGCTCGACGTTCTTGGCCGCTGTAATAAAGGATAGCGTCTTCTCGATCATGCCGGAGAAGCTGCCGATAAAGGCAACCGCGCCGACAGAAGACTGCTGAAGCGCCATCTGCAAGGACTGGATGCGGTATAGAAAGTTCGCCAGATGCCCGCCCGCGATCTGCGTCCAGTTGCCCAGGTTCGACAGGTGATCCGCGTACGTCTTCGTGGCTGCGGAAGCAGCGGTTTTCGTGCGAACAATTTCGGCTGCTGTCTGTGCTCCCGCCTTGGCTGCTTCCGCTGCTTTTAGCTCAGCCGCCGCAGCTTTTTGGGCAGCATCAGCCGCAGCGCGGACAGCCACCTCCTTCGCTTTCTCCAGCTCCACAGCAGCCTTCATCTCGGCAGCTTGTGCACGCATGGCTTGGATACGAGCTGCTGAGGCGGCTTTTTCCTGTTCCAACGCCACCTGCGCGGCGTCGCGTGCCTCCTTTGCTGCCGCAGATAATCTGGTTGGTCCTGATACGGTTGCTGCTAGAGCCTGCATCTGCTGCAAGCGCTTCGTGGTGGTGTCGAGCGCTGTATCCAAATTATACATTGCGCCGATCATCGAAGTGACAGTAGCGCTTACCCTAGGACCAACAGCGCTCATCACCCTGTCTACGGATGACGCAAAATCTTCATTCTGTTTCTTTACATCAGATAAAAGCTGAGTGAATCTAAGCAGCTTAGTCGTAGCAGTATCTACATCAGCAGTGCTCTTCTTAAAGAATGATTCCGTTGATGAATTTTGTTGTTGTGACTGAAGAAGCGATCGATACTTTTCACCTGCACTAGAAAGAGATTTTTCCAGGTCTGAACCAGCTCTCCACGCCCGAAGGAGAGAATCTCCAAGGCTGGTCAGATTTCCTTGTGAGGTATGGTTTACTTGAAGCTGTTTGAATCCATTCTCATTGCCGATTACAGGTTTACCCTTCATAAATTGGGTAAGTCGGCTATAGTCATCATACGCTTTTAATATGTAGGCATCAACCAGACCCATCTGGTCCTTTAGAGCAATAGCTAAAGGAATCAGATTAGATAGAGGGATACCCGCCTTCTGAAGGCCAGAAGCCATTTCCACCAGCCTTTCGGCGGTGGCATCTATATTGCTTTTCAGTGTTTGCGCCGCGTCGAGGAGGGTCTGACGGCCAGCCTTGTTGTCCTCTAACCGCGCCAAAGACGGCGGAGTCCGTTGAGTCTTCTCAATGAAGGCGTCATAGTTTTGCTGAAATAATTTAAGTCTGGAAAGAGCGTCGTTATCGCCTGTAAGGACGAGCTTTAGTGTTGCTTCAAGGTCAGCGATATTCGTCACAGGCGCCCCCTAAAGAGAAAGCGCGCTACACGTATCAACGAGTACCACGCTTCTGCATATCGTTAGTGATGTTGATGTAGGCCACCCACCTTGCAAGCTCATCCAGAGGCATTTCTTCAAGTACCTCCCACTCAAACTTGCCCAACATCTCAGCCACCACCATTACTTGGAGGCGGATTGGGTGGTCTCGGAGTTTTTTGTCTCTTTCTCCACATTCATACCATTGATTTCACTGAAGGCATTAAATACGCGCTCAAAGTCTTCTCCAAATGGAAGAGAAAGCAATTGCTCGCGATCCGCTTCATCGAATACAGGAATTTCTGTACCAGGAACATAAGCATAGTTTATGAGGATGAATACGCCTCGTGCCTCTCCGTCATCAGTCAGTTTATTAGCGTTCTCGAACATTCTCCCGACTGTCGTCTGGCGAATCTCGATCTGCTCGCCGAAGAACTGAATAATCTTCGACCTAAAGCGCTTTCTCTCTGCTGAGAAAATCCGAGACTTCATTGTCCTCGGGTCCATTGGCATAGTCACCGGAGGAGAAGGCAAAGGAGCTATCACTTGTCCGCCTGTGCCATTGTCGGCTGCTCCCACTGCCCCTGTCGTCGTATTCGTCACGTCAACCTCCATCATTCGCCTGTGGCCGCGTGCGGCCAGTTATGCCCCCTCGCGCAATATTGCCCGTTTTCCTTACACCGCCGTGATAGCGCCGCTGCCTTGCAACTGGACAGTGAACTCGTTCAATGCCCCAAGGCCGCCCGACATGGATAGGTTGGTCGGGACAGCAGAGCCCTGTTTCCCCGTCACTCCATCCTCCAAATACCGGCACTCCACCAGAGAGCCTAATTGCCATGCCGTCAGCAACGTCTGAACGGCTGTGTTCAGTGTCGAGGTAGGGTCGTGCACCCAGGAGAATGGCGTGGCCAGCAGGCCGTTGTCTGGAACGTAGAGGTCAAAATCGACATTCTCGTCTTCGGGGTTCCCTACCTTGCCGCTCTCCTTATCCGACTTGGCTACAAAGAAACCACGCGCTACGCTTTTCCCGACGCCATCCGGGTTGATTTCAATCAAGAAGTGAGAGCGGTTCTTGAGCAGGTCCAGGAAGCCGCTCGAAGCCCGGTAGAATCCAGACAACTGCAATGCCACAGTCTTCAGTCCCATCTGAAACTGTCTGTACCCACCATTTGTCTGTGCGACACACAGGTCTGTCAGGTCTACATGCTCCGCCTGCTGAGTCAGCGTGTACTTGTTCATCGCGCAAATCTGCGACGACGGAAGGTAGGCTCCGGTAATCGTCACTGGCCCCGTCACCACGTAGCCGGTAGTGAACGTGACACGGCCGAACAGGAAATCAATGTTGTCTACGTTGGCGGTATGATCGACGTTGTTGTCCTTCACTACCACAGTCGTGGCGATGTCGAGCAGGCGCTTGGTGGCATCCGTAACCTGATATACCTGACCTGCCACCTGTGACATCGGTTCGCCGGTCATTACTGTTGAGACACCCGTCTTCTTGATGACAGCCTGATAGCCCGCGTATCCTTTGTAGATGGCGTTCGCTGACACCTGCCACTTCAGGATGTCCGGCTGCATTGATTTGTACGGATAGCCGAAGATGGTGTCATCGAGCATGTCCGCATCGGCCTGGAAATCTGCCGTATTACCCGGCAGTGTCACCCAGTTGGTCGTTGTCGCCGGAGCGATGCGCACTTTCTTAGCAGCCATGGTATCCCCCTTATGCCCCTTGTCAGCCTACGCTATATCCGGTGTCTTGACGCCAAGAGTTTGCTAGATCACCTTGATGGATGATTAGGTTGAAATTCAACGAGAACTCGGGTCTCTCGTTGTCATCGTACCCTATTGGTATTATATCATGCGGCATCGTGACGGAAGCCCACACGTCACCACCCCTAAGCTCGCTGTGGCGCCCGAGCAGCACATCCTTGATAGCTAAGGCTTTTTTGAACCCGTCAACATACCCGTCAGGCTCTCCTCGAACCACTATCTGCACAGAGTAGTAGTTGATGTCGAGCCCAGGTTCAGGCGCCCGGCCTCCGGTGTCCATGATCGCAATCATCTTGTTTGGCTTGTCACGCACGCGCGAGATGACGATTACCCAGTCTCCGGCCCGCGCATACGGCTGGAACACCCCGATCGAGTTCTCGACCAGGATGTCCCGTACTCCTTCTGAAGGTATGGAGTTTCCTGCCATCAGGCACCGCCAGCCATGCGGCGACCGCCTTCGACAAGCGCCCTCTCGATCGCGGGAAGCTCCTCTCGTATAGCTATCTCAAGGAACTTAGCTCGCGTCGGTGGCTCGTGCCGATACTTCATAATCTCATGCACGTATACAGCATAGAACGGATTGCCGTTGTGACCGTAAGAAATGGTCGCCGTCACCTTGGAACTGTTTCCGCGCTGCTCCGCAACCTCAAGGCGAGCGCTCTCAACGAGGTGAATCGGCGTCCCACGCGAGCCTCCCTCAGTTCTAGGGCAATAAATCTTGGATTTGTTGAATGCCGGGAGGAATGCGTTGTAGACGACGTGTGATCCTTCTAACTCCAGGTGCCGAACGAAAGAGTTGAGCCCCTTCAACAGGTCTGCCAACTGGCCACTGCCCGCGACTTTGGAGTAGCGCTCCATAGAAGGCCAGCGAAACGCGGCCACGTTCACTGGAGCGTCATTCGTATCAGCGGAGAATTGTCCGCTTGCAGCTCTTCGGGCATACAGAAAACCTCTGTTCCGTACGCCTATACCGCCTCTGACCCTGTTGTAGAATGTCTTTGTGCGTGCCATAAGCTAACCCCACACCCCGCTACAGCAATGCTACGTTCTGAACGAAGTCTCCCTTCAGTCCAGTAACCTGCGATATGCTGCGAATCACGAAAGCAACCTGATGCCCATCAGGCCCTACTATGCGCGAGGGGTTGGCTTCCGTCGATACCCCCCGGTAGATATATCCCCCTTCCAGCAGCTTCTCCTTCGTATACACATGGGCATTAGAGGTGACAGTCTCACCTTCGGCCCGGTATGCAACCGATAAGCGCTCCATCTCGGCGTCTTCCCATCGGCACGACAACACCACCGGGTTCTCCCAGGCCTCGCCACCGTAGCCGTCCTGGCCGTACGATACCCCTGGTGACGCCACCAGCTTTTGCGCCCAGTAGGTGCATTTTTCCGGGAAGTACCTAGACGGGTTCAGATACGTCATCACGGAACGTCCTTGACGGCCCAAGTCTGCTGAATCGGCGCCGCAGGTGCCTTACGGTTCGTGTAGGCCTCCCCAGCAAATACAACGCGATCCTTAGTGCTCATCACCGCCAGTAGACCGCTTGTGTCCAATGCTACCGCAGCCTCGCCAAACCGAGTGGATAGAAAGCCGACGTTGGCACCACCGTACGTCTTGTAGCGCTCCTCCGACAGTCCGGCTCTAGCGTAGGTAATGCCACCACCTTCTACCGAGAGGACGTAGTAGTGGCCGCTCAAATAGAGCGCAATGGAGTCGAG